CTGATGATGGACCTGGCGATGATGGGTAGCGGCACAGGTGCCGTGATTGAAGATCGCTACATCTCAAAGCTGCCCCAGATTCGTAATCGCATCAAGCTCAAGGACGTAGGCGATGTAGGTGGAACGTCTGAGGAAAATCGACGTGACCATACGTATGTCGAGACGCGAGGTAACACGATCACCATTGATTGCGGAGACAGCCGCGCTGGATGGGTAGAAGCCTACGAGGCGTTTCTGGATCTGGCGGTTGATTCTCAATATGACCACACCCGCCCTGTCTGTGTGTACGTCGATCTTTCCAGAGTTCGTGCAGCAGGCGCACGGCTGAAAGGCTTTGGTGGCACGTCGAATCCGGTGAAATTACCGGAGCTATTCCCACGAATGGCGAAGATTTTGAATGCTGCCCATGGCCGACAGCTCACCTCGATCGAGATCTGTCTGCTGATTGATGAAGCCGCCACCGTCGTCGTGGCTGGCAATATTCGCCGCAGTGCGGGGATGCGTCAATTCTCCAGTGATGACAAAGATGCCATGGGTGCCAAGGACAATCTCTGGCAGCAAGATGATGAAGGGAACTGGAGGATCGACCCAGCGCGTGATGCGCTGCGGATGGCCAACCACACCAGAGTTTTTCACTCAAAGCCGAATTGGCAAACCGTCCTTAAATCAATTCAGCAGCAATTCCAATCAGGTGAGGGGGCGATCCAATTTGCTCCTGAAGCCATTGCCAGATCCAATGCCGACCTGCTTAAAGATCGGACAAAGCGTGCGAACTTTTTGGCTGCATATCAACAGTTCGGCAGAGAAGAGGCCGGGCGATACCTACGTCGGCTCGCGGAAGCAGACGGACTTGAAATGGCTGATACAGAACTGGAACATCGGCTCGATCGCTATGGCTTGAATCCCTGTGGTGAAATTTTGGGGGCCGATTTCCACTGCAACCTTTCAGAGGTCCATCTCAATCAGATCGACCCTGCAGATATGGAGGCTCAGGACAAGGCCTTTCGCGCTGGTGCCTTGGCTGTAGCGGCACTGCTGCATCACCAGTTCAAAGAAGAGCGGTATCAAAAATCCCGTGAGCTGGATCCCATCGTTGGTGTGTCATTCACCGGTCTCTTTGATTTCTTTGTTCATGCGTTTGGCACCGATTGGCTGCAGTGGTGGGCCGATGGTCGTCCTGAAGGCGCGAAAGCAAAGACCTTTAAAAAGCTTGAATCTGAGTACTTAAACCGTTGGAAGTGGGTCGTCAAAACGACCTTGACTGAGTACTGCAATCGTCATGGTCTGCGCGTTCCCAACCGCTACACAACAGTCCAACCGGCGGGCACAAAGTCACTTCTGACCGGCGCTTCCTCGGGCTGGCACCCGCCAAAAGCCGCGCGGTTTATTCGTCGGATCACGTTCCGAAAGAACGATCCAGTCGCGTTGGCCTGCATGAACTACGGCTATAGCGTTATTCCCGCGCAATCTGACAAGGATGAGAACGGGCGTCTTTTAGACAACCCCTACGACGAACGCTGCACCGAATGGTTGGTTGAGATTCCAACCGAAGTGAGCTGGGCCAACCTGCCTGGCGCTGACACAATTGACATCAGCAAGTTCTCAGTCAAGGCGCAGTTTGATTTCTACATGCAGGTGCAGAACTTCTACACCACGCACAACACATCAGCCACGCTGGAGTTCAGGCAAGAAGAGATCGAAGATCTAGCTCAGCTCATCTTTGACAGTATCGACCACAACCGTGGATATATCTCTGCTGCGTTGCTGGCGCGGTTTGACTCGCACCAATCATTCCCTCGAATGCCGTTTGAGCCGATCGAGCGGGAGGAATTCATTCAAATGCAGTCTGAAATCCAACGCCGTCGAGTCTCTGATGATTTTGATGCAGAGCTAAGGAAGTTTGATGGGGACACCCTGGTGGAAGCTGGGCCTGCTCCTTGTGATTCTGATTACTGCTTGAAGTCATCAGCAGAGGTGGAAGCCAAGCCCTTCTCTGAAACCAGCATGTTTGCTCCTATTCCATAACTATGGAGTTACTGGAGGCCCTCCAAATTCTATACAAGGGGCAATCCAATATCGCTGTCATGGCGAAAACACTGGATATGCCCCTTGAAACATTGCAAGAAGAATTTCGGCAGTATGTAAAGAGCAATCCGATTGATCCTGATTTTTGGAAATCGGACATTGATATTTGCTGGCCTTTTCATACCTAGATCTGAATTCCATGGATGCACAAGAATTAGAGAACTGGCGCAAAATAAAAGCCGCCTTAGAGGCGGCCAATAAAACAGACACGCATTTCTATAAAAGAGCTGTGTCAATACTTTCTGGTGGGGGTGACTACATGAATCACCCGAATCTAGAGGAGCCTGAATAAGTATTTTAGAAAATACCGGGGATTAACTGGCCTGTAATGGCGTATGCACCGATAGCAGCGATAACACCAAGCATTGCCAGGCGTCCATTCAGAAGCTCTGCGTTTTCGTTGTGAAACATGGTTCCAATTAAATAAAGGTCAACCGATTGCAGGTGCTTGCAGTGCCACAGGTGTGGACTCAGCAGCAGCCAGATCAAGGGGGAAGTTGTGAGCGTTGCGCTCATGCATGACTTCCATGCCAAGGCCAGCACGGTTCAACACGTCGGCCCAGGTATTCACCACATGCCCCTGAGACTCAACAATCGATTGATTGAAGTTGAATCCATTCAAGTTGAAGGCCATGGTTGACACGCCAAGGGCGGTGAACCAGATGCCGACAACAGGCCAGGCAGCCAGGAAGAAGTGGAGGCTACGGCTGTTGTTGAAGGAGGCGTATTGGAAGATCAGGCGACCGAAGTAGCCGTGAGCAGCCACGATGTTGTACGTCTCTTCTTCTTGACCGAATTTGTAACCATAATTTTGAGATACAGATTCAGTTGTCTCGCGAACGAGTGAAGAAGTTACGAGGGAGCCATGCATGGCGGAGAACAAGCTGCCGCCGAAGACGCCTGCAACACCCAGCATGTGGAAGGGGTGCATCAGGATGTTGTGCTCAGCCTGGAACACCAACATGTAGTTGAAGGTTCCAGAAATACCCAAAGGCATGGCGTCAGAGAACGAACCCTGACCGAATGGATAAACCAGAAAGACTGCGGATGCTGCTGCAACAGGCGCGGAGTACGCAACCATGATCCAGGGGCGCATCCCTAGTCGATAACTAAGTTCCCATTCTCTGCCCATATAAGCGTAGATACCGATGAGAAAGTGGAATACAACGAGCTGAAATGGTCCTCCGTTGTACAACCACTCATCGAGACTGGCTGCTTCCCAGATGGGGTAGAAGTGCAATCCGATGGCGTTGCTGGACGGGACAACTGCCCCGGAGATGATGTTGTTGCCATACATGAGAGAACCAGCGACTGGCTCACGAATACCGTCAATGTCAACCGGAGGGGCGGCGACGAAGGCGATGATGAAGCAAATGGTGGCAGCCAACAGGCAAGGAATCATTAAGACTCCAAACCAACCCACATAAAGACGGTTGTTGGTGCTTGTTGTCCACTCAGTAAATATATCCCAGGATGATTGATTCCGAGGACTTGATAATGTTGCTTGGGCCATTAAAAATAAAGACGATGTAAAAGATTAAGTACTCAGCTAAATGCCTACCAATACATCCTACGTCAGGGAATCAATACATTTAAGGAAATATCTAAGCAAGCTTTATTCGATCGTTTACTTCAGAGTTCCTCGGTAAGGTGACTACAGAAAGAAGTTAGTTACTCAGGATTTATTGATGTTATATGTCCATGATTGTGGTGATCATCTGATCTCTCATGATGGATTTGTCGCGCTGGGCATACACCACATGACACTGGCGCAGTTCATGAAACTGCAAAGAGCTGATTACCTACCCGTGTATTGGCATCCCGACCCGTTTGGTATCAGGTACAAACGAACACGCTTTCAGGCGCACGAAAGAAAAGCTGGTGGCAAAGACATAATCGAAAGCAGACCCCGTGACTTTCCCGATGAGGGGGGCGGACGAGGTCTGCTGCCTGGACAGTCGGGTTAATTAAATCGACTAACGCTCACACCTCTCCGCAGTGCTGCTTTCTGGGTCGCCCATAATTCGTTCGACTTACGAAAATAAAAGCTGGTGTACAGAGGGCGAACTTTTTTAAGACCGCCGGCTGCTTTGATATCTTTCACCAGCCCGTAGCCGCCGGGAAGCTTGCATAAATCCTCAATGATCGGAATCCAGCTAGGGTCCTTCTCGTTATCTATCAAGAGCCTTTCAATTTGCTTGAAGAGCTGAGAACAATCAATAAACGCCTCCAAAGAAGCTTTTAGTTCGGAGTCAGGAATGTGCTTGAGAACAAATTCCGCATCTTGCTTCGTGAGTTTGAATTGATGTTTCATGATTGCACCTCCGAAGGTTGGCGCATGTCGTTGTCCCACAGCTCCCGAAGATCAATCAGCGCCTCTTTTAGCGTGTATCCATTGGCTGATGTCCGTTCTCCGTAATCAGCAGGCAACCAATCGGTATGGACGTGGATAAAGCAAAGGTCTTTCTCGCCGTCTATGGACTCGTAGCCAGGGCGTTCGTAAAAATCACACCACGGCGCAGTATCGAGGTCTGCGTATTTGCGGGGGAATTTGTAGTTTTTCATGCCGCAACCCCCAAGTGACGACGTTTTGATTGCGCCTTCTTAGCGGCTTTATCTATCCACCTCTTATAGACCTTGACGTGAATGTCTTCTGAATGCCCCATCGACTCGCAGATCTCTCTTGTCTGCAGATGGGAGAACTGCTCTTGGGTGTAGTGAGCCGCAGCAAATGCATGGCGTAAGTCATAACAAGTGGGTTTGACCCCCCAAGTAACGAGATGCTTTAGGCGGTCGAATTGTTGACTTGCCTTGCTGCCTAATCGTCTGCCATCCCAAGACGGATTGTGCTTAGGCAGCGCCGCATCCCGCAAATTCCAACGATCGACCCAGTCAGGCCGACGAGCAGTAAGACCCCTCTCGCCTGATTTTTTTGAATTCAAATAGATGTAGGTGTCTTCATCCGGCCAGTCGATCAAGGTGAATGGTTCGTGGGGCCTTAGTCCGTAGGCCGCACAGAAACCAAAAAAGGCCTGCCAGGATGGATTTTTGATCTGATCGATAAAGCTCTCAATTTGTTCGTCTGAAGGCAAGATTCGAGTCCCGCTGGCCTTGATATTTTTATACTTTGAATATTTTTTCTGCTCTGTAAACCACTGCATACCGATATCTAAATCGGTGAGCGTGCAGAGTCTGCGTAGGGTCACCAATCGCCGCAAGCGCGGTCTGGAGTGCGGGGGTGCCGAAGTGACCCAGTCCTGCAGCTTGCTAGCCACTACAGGCCCATTAAAGGCGCGGATCTCCTTCATGTGCTTGTCGTAGTCCTGGTTGCGCCATTTGATGCCCTCCAGGTTCAAATCAGCCTCTAGCAACAACACCAGAGCAGTCCACCCATCCAGCGTCGTCAGGCTGGAGCTGTCCTGTGTAACGCCAAGAAGTTGCAGGGGTTTATCGGCGTAGCCCATCTCCAAAATCAATTGGAAAGCTCGCTCTAAACCCTTGGGTTCGCACCATGAAATACCAGTGGAACGGGTTTTGGACCCATCCTCAAAACAATTTTTGGCCCGAACCATGATGTATTTGGTCTGATCCGTAATTAAAACGCGGTATCTGGAGCCTATCTTTTCGAGGTTTTCGTTCCAAGTAGCCGTAGAAGGCTTGCCGGGATTCCTAATCATGGCTCTAACTGGCGAAGGTGCATCTTTTCTAGGATAGAAAACCCTCAAAAGCAAGTAATCCCAGTGGTGCAGGGCCAGGGAAACAGGCTAAAAGCCTGAGTGAGTCTCAAATGAGACAGAAATCCCTGGCAACAAAAAAGGGCTTCGATCGCTCGAAACCCCTGGCCTGGCTTGGTTTTTTAAACGCCCCCTGTGTGATTCGAACACACGACCGACTGCTTAGAAGGCAGTTAGTGAGACTGGAAAACCGTTGCGCTGCAGTGGGTTTCAAACCGTGAGACTGGTCTTATAAACAGTCTCTAAACGGGCTTTTGGGGGTGAATCGTCCTGAAAAGTATGCAGTGACTCTAAGCAGATCAGGCGTTTCGTCAAGATCACGGGCCGAATTTGATCGGTAAGATAAGGACACGTTGAGCCCACCAGGGCTGCACAACAACCACACAAGCAACGGGGTGTGGGTCGTGGAAAAGTTCCATGAACGTGCTTAATCTCGTCCGTCAGCAAGCAGTCAAAAAGCAAGCGCTGCAGGACGCGCAGATGGCAGCTACAAAGGCTGCACCCATCTTTTTGACCTATAGGGGCCAGAGCTACCAGAAGGCGGCATAACTGGCGCACAGGGCGTCAAAACACGGTTACATAAGAAGAGCAAAAATCTCTTCAAATGTTCAACACAATTGCGGGCAGGGATGACAAGGACAACGTCTTTGTACCCCACCCGCTTTTTGGTTCAGATGATTATCTGGTCACAGAACCAGCCGCTGAAGATCCGGCGCACTACAACAAAGGCATCTCGCCCTATGACGTGGCAAAGACCATGTATGGGGCTGAAGGGTTACTAACATTCGTAACCGTAAATTCGATAAAGTATATTCAACGCTATCCCCACAAATACAAGGGCTCCCCTGACAAACAACTCGACGATCTAATCAAAGCTAAAAGAAGCCTAGAGACTGCAATCGAGCTGCATAAGGAGATCCACGGGGACCAACATATTAGACATGGGTGATTCAAAAGTCAGATATCTTAGGTTCCGATATACAGGAACGCTAGAAGATTTGACACAATTAAAAGACCGCATAGAAGAACTTATGCGGGACCAGGGGTGGAAACGTGGCTTCTCAGAAATGGCACCCCTGGAATCCAATCCAAACATCTATGGATGGGCGACAGGCTGGAAACGATTTAGCGAGACTGAGCCTCATCATCCAGCTTCAGAATGACGACAATCATGTAAGTGACTGCGGCCAACAGCGTAAAGATCATGAAAGACACCTCCCAAGGAAAGTCAGTCATTACTTGCCCTGGCCTCGGTACATCTTGCGCCTAGGAGAACGCTTTGTGCGCCCTGTTGATGTACGCTTGCGGCGTCCATTACCAATACTGGTGCGCTTAGGACTACCGCTTACAAACTGATCTTTAACAAGCATTTTTAAACCATAAATTCTTGACAGCGGGCTAGCATTTCAAGCCTATCTTGATAGCCGTTCCATCCGCCGTTTATACGATAACAACAAGAATCGAAGCCTTCACTGATACAGATGTCTAGGAGATTATTATCTTTGATCCAGGATATAGCGCTTGTGAATGGATACCTCTCGGCGACATGATTACATCCAACAGTCAGAATCTTTGGATCATCAACTCCTTCAGTATCTTTGAGAAAGTTGTACAGCTTGGTATAACCATATCTGCCCGTAAGCATTATCACGCCAGCACCTTTGAAACGCCTCCCGTCTCCAGGTTGAGTGTTCCCCAGATCCTGGCGATTTTCGTAGGCATCTCCGCTGGCTATTTCTTTCAAATATCGGAACCGGCCAGTTTCATG